TGCCTCTAGACAATAATGATTATCTAATCATTCATCTTCTAGATTTTCAGGACCTGACACTAACTCTTCAATGTCAGAAAGAGTTTTCATTAATTCTTGAGTAGACATGGTAGAAACCTCTTCCTCTTCCATTGCGTCAGATTCTTCTTCTGCCTCAGAAGGTTTTTTCTTCTCTTCTTTTCTGCCTTCTTTCTCTTCCTTTTCCTTTTTCTTGTCTTTTTTCTCAAGAATAAGTTCATCAACAATCATTGCAACAAATTCATCTCGATCTTCAACTAAAGACTCATTAAGTGAGAAGGTGGATGTAACAGTAGCTTCCTCATAAAGATCATCATAACCTGATTCAGTGAAAAGGAATCTTATACCGTTGTTAACATCAATAGCTTCAACGCCATTCTTACTCTTTAACATTTCAGACATGTCGTTTAGACATTCTTTTATGACACTCCCTCTAGGGGCGACCTTAGCTAAAGACTCGAATATTAAAACCTGAGTATTGAGAAGTGTTTTGAAAGTAGGTGTATCTTTTAAGCTGTTAACATTAACTCCATACTTCTCCTGAAGTAAAGATGAAACCATAGCCTTAAGGGGCTTCTTCATCTCAAATAGCTTTGCAACAAACTCTTTCAGATCACCTTGATTATAAGAAAGGTTTTCGTGTAGAGTATTAAGGCAGTTAGCTACTGTGTTTGATAGTTTCTTTTTTGAAACTAGGGAAAGATAAGGAACCTCGACAAAAGCCTCTACTAAAGCTTTAGCAATCTCATCATCTTCCTCATAAATCTTAGAAGCAAGGTTAGAGATACAAGGTTCTGTAGCCCATACTACATCAAAAGATTTCTTTGATTCTAAAATCTCTCTATTTAGAAGTTCTTGCTTACACACCATTTCGTAAATGTCACGGTTTTCAGCAAGGGATATCTCAAAGGATTTTTCCTCAGATAACTCCTCTAACGAGACTCTTGGAATATCAAAGGCTTTTGAAACTGTGTCTGAGAGTCTAGCTGCACTGATAATGTCAGGAATGTTAGAGATCTTGTCTTTGTTCTCAGAAAGGAACTTAGAAATGTTCTCTGAAAGCTCTAAGAATCTAGAAAACTCCTTAGTCTCAAGAATGTTGAAAGTATTATTAAATGCTTCCGATTGTTCTCTAAGCTTCTCAACAGTCTTGTTGAACTTAACTCTAGAATTCCAGGACTGAAGAAGTGACTCGAATATACCACCAGCATCAGCCAAGTTGTCAGAGTAAACACTCTCTATAAATGAAGAAACCTGCCTATGGTTGGCAGATTCAAACTTGTCTTCATCAGTAAATTGTTCACCTGACTCTACTGTAATATTCTCAAGAATAAGATTATCACCAAAGTAATAAACACCTTGAATTATATTACCACTTTCAGTTACGAAAGTTACCAGAGAGTCACTGTCATCTACGGAGAATAAACTGACATTTTCTCTAAGTGAGCGACCTAAGCTATCAGCCATCAAGCTTAAATCTGAGATTTTTCTATTTCTTTGGTTAAAAAACTTGTACATGATGTTTTTAATGGTAATTCTCTATTTATATAGGCTGAAGATTACTGTATTTTTTAAAATTTAGATTTTATTTCTTAGTATTCTATCTAATGCCTTATATTTTTGGGATCTAGGACCCTCTTCTAGAAGATATTTCTTCCTAAGCGCCTCTAACGGCTCTAACTCCTCTTTTTTAGCCGCAGGTTTAGGCTTAGGTTGAGATTTATTGACCTTAATGTCGTTTTGAGCTTGATTATCCGCCACTGCCATGTCCATAGCTGCTTGATTTTGCGATACAGCCATGTCGGTATCACCTTGAACCTGCGTTTGCTGCATTTGACCCGCTGCTTGAGCCTGCTGTTGCTGCATCATCTGCTGATTTTCCTTGGCAGCCATCTCTTCTTGCTCTTTTTCAAGGTCTCTCTTGACAATTTCGATCTCAGTATCGGTCATATCGTAGTATTCTTTATAAATGTAGTCACTTGGGAAGAGCCCAGTGCCTACAACAGCCTGTACAACTCTAGATTTAGCCTCATCAACCTCTAATTTACGCTTAATGAAGACATCAGAGGACTCTGGGAGTTCAATACGGACATCCTTTATAACAGATTTTGGATATGAAAGCATTTCTAAATGCTTTCTAGCTATGTTTGTAAAGCCTTCAGACACACAATCTTGAACCCTCTTAATCACGCGAGCAAATTTAACATCAAGTTGGCTCAAGTTAGCCTTTCTTTCAGGAGATTTATCGTACTCAACTATGTAATCCTTAGGAACTTTTAGTGTTGCAAGGAGTTTATCGCGGAAATATTTAACATCATCGACCTCACCGAGGTTTTGAGCGCCTGGAAGGGTGTCGATTTTAGTTCCTTGATTCCCTCTAATAGGTACGAAGAAGTCTTCGTCTACTGCTAGAGGGTTATATCTACCGTCGATTTTGTTAGCGTTGTGAAATTTCTCCTTTTTGAATCGGGTTTTCATGCTTTCAAGGAAAGCTTCAGCCTTGGAGGCAGGAAGATTACCCACATCAACATAGAAAATGCGTCTCTCAGGTGCGCGGGATAGCCTGTAGACGAGCATTGCGTCCTCCATAAGCTTCAAGGAGCGATAAACACGGATCGCACCAGCAAGAATAGACTTACCGTAAGGGTAGTATTTAGGATCAGAAGTCTGCATTCTGAAATGCACTATCTGATTCTTGTCTAGTTCGATGTAATCAGACTTAGTTGTATGCCAATCACCACCTCTTGAATTGTTTTTAGGCACTTCTTGCAAGAAGGTTTTCAGATATCCAAACTGGTCTTCCATCCTTATAATGTAATAAGGATTAAGAACCTTGATCTTCATAATACCTGCTTCCATATTACGAGCATTAGCAACAACCTCAACAAAGCTATCACCAAACTTGCAAGTATTTCTAACTATATCCCAATAAACACGATCAAGCCTAATCCTATTGAATAAAGTCTCTACCTCTTCTATTACATCAATACTATCAGATACTACCTTCCAACGCTTGTTCCTTAAATCCTTTTGTGTTGCATCATCAGCATAAATGTCTAAAGAAGCAGTGATCTCAGGATAATCGTCCATCTTCTCGTACTCGTCATACCTGCGCTTCCTGTTAAGCTCCGCCTCAGGAATAAAAGGAAGACCCCTAGTAAAACTCCAAAGAGGACTATTTATGTCAGGTAAGGCTCCTGGATTTACAATTAGGTCACCCTCGATACTTCTAGCGTCACCTTTAGTGGCAATCTTTCTTTGAGCTTCTGTTGCAAAGAACTTAGCAAAGATCTTAGACATGAACCCAGTAGTGTACATTGAAGTAACACTACCGTCACCGAGGGGAGTCCAAGTGCTCATGCCAGGACCAGAATTCTCATTTATTTGATTACCCATGTAATATCCTCTTCAGTATGTCCAGTTGATGTCATTAGCTTTTGTGATTTTAATGGCATCGGAGGTTTACGCTCTTTAGCAGGATTAAATTTAACTATGCTAGGGTTCTGCTCCACATAGCGTCTCCCACCATAAATAGATAGTGCTAAACTCATCACAAGGTCATCATTTTGTCCAGTATCTGCTTTAACTTTGCCATTATCACTGATAATAAAGGTATTAAGCTCCATAACAGTTCTTTTGGAGTTAATTTTAATCTCGTTCATACGAATCGCTTCTTCCATCTCAACTAGGATAGTATCTCTGTTCTTTGTTGTTATCTGTAGCCCTAGTTGCTGCTTTTCGTCAAACCAAACATTCTCGTACTCAAGCTGGTCGAATAAGTAATCAAGTAAATTGTTACCTATAGTGTTACGCTCAACAAGAATGGGACATAAATTATAATAGTTGCCTTCATCAAAACAAATACGAGCAAGTTCATTTATAGGTGTGGTGTTAGAGTAAAACTCAGCAACCTGCTCACCTGAATAAAGATCAATAATTTGAAAAGCAGAATAATCACGCCCACGACCCAACGCCACATCGACTGACATGAAATATGTTGAGTTAGGGTCTGGGTCTTTCCATACATACATTCGATTATTGTACTTACGGTAGAAGTTATCATTTATGTTCTCCGTCAACGATTGCAGAATCATACCCTCAATAAAGGTATCACCTGTACCAAGGAATTCACACTCGTATTCCTGTAACCATTTCTTATGGCTGATGTTAGCGCGAGTAGTAGGTTCCCACTCATCACTGTTCATAGGAGGGTCACGCTGTTCCATCTCCTTATAGAGCCACTCAAAGCCTTCTACACGCGCATATTCAGGATGGTCCTGCCATCCTATCTGGATTGGGTTAAATGCGTTAGCGCCCGTTA